AACAGTTTCTTCTTCTTCTTCGGCAGAAAAGAAACAGAGTAGTACTCGTCGTGGAGTCCCGTCTGGTCAAGGTGGAGCTGGTATAGACGAATAATAAATCAATGAAAAACAGAGATCTAAATATATTCTTTACTAAAAACACAGACACCAAGGATATATCATTTGTCACTGGAAATGCAGCTATTATTCAGTCAATTAAAAATATAGTTCTAACTAGAACACGAGAAAGACCATTTAATAACTATTTTGGAACTGATCTTTTGGATTTACTGTTTGATCAACCATCTATAGCTTCTCTTTCATTTTTACAAAATGATATAGCAGATCGATTAAATTTTCTAGAACCTAGAATAGTTGTACAGGGAGTACAGATTATATACCCAGTTTTAGATGAGATAAATACTGATGCCAGAGTGAATATACGATTTATTTTGAACAATTCACAAACAAACGCACAGGAACAAACCGTATCAATAGCGGTAAATCAATAAATGGCACAAATTAATTTAACAGAACTAGACTTTGAACAAATACGAACATCTCTTCGTACATACCTGCAGAAGCAAGATACCGTAAAAGATCTTAATTTCGAAGGATCTGCTGTTAATTTTCTTCTAGATCTATTGGCATACAATACTTTATATTATGCACATTATGCAAATATGATCTCTGGTGAGTGCTTTTTAGACTCTGCACAGCTAGAAAAGTCCATCATCTCGTTAGTAAAGCCACTTGGATATGTTGTACCAACCAAGACTAGTGCAAGAAGTAGAATACAACTACAGAATGTCACAACTGTTGAACCATTGACCAGACCATACTCGGTGAGCGTTAGTGGCAAAACTCCCGAAGGAGCTGATTATCAGTTTTGGAACATTGACAGCATTCCATTGCTTTCTGGTACATCTACTACTGAGTATTTTTCAATTTATGAAGGATCATATGTCTCCGTTAGTTACGGCGGTGATGGTTTTGCTTTTCCAGATCAGAAAATTCTAATTGCAGACTTAAATATGGATATTAAGACTCTTAGAGTTTCTGTGCGTAGAGCAGACAATAGTGAGTATGTTTATTGGAAATTTTTAGACACTTATAGTGGATCTTTTGTGAGCGATTCTTCTAATTTATATACAATTGAAAGAACCTCTTCTGGATTTGTTGTTAAATTTCAAACTACTTCTAGTAGTGCTGCAAATCTGGTAGGAGGAGATATAGTAAAGTTGGAATATCTCTCATCTAATGGTTCTAATGCCAACGGAACATCAGTATTTACTCCAATTGTAATCCCTAACATTGGCGTTACTATAGTAAACAATTTACCATCATTTGGTGGATTAGATGCTCCAGATTTAGATGAAGCTAAGCGTGTTGCGCCATTAGTATTTTCAGCACAACAAAGACTTGTTACTAAATCTGACTATTATGGATTTCTTGCTCAGCTAGGCTATTCTGGGAATGTTAATGTTTGGGGTGGTGAAGATAATTCTCCTCCAATGTATGGAAGAGTATTATTTTCACTTGGAGATGTAAGTAACGCCAATAACACTGAAATTAAAAATATTATATCATTGATTAAAGAAAGATCAATTATAACCGTATTGCCAGAATATGTTTCTCCTGTTGCTGTTACTGTCGAGTTTAAGCTCAATATATTATATGATAAAGATATTGTTGTATCAAATCCGGAAATTGTCTTACAGCAAATAAAATCCAAATTAGAAGAAAACTATCCAAGAGGTGCATATAATACTTCTTTAACGAGTGCAACAATTACCAATACTATAAATTCGTTTGGTCCTGGTTATTATTTAAATGATAGCTTAGATAAAGATTTTAAATTATCATTAAAAGTCAGTCCATCTACTTTTGTAACTACTCTTAATTTTAAAAATAGAATTAAACAAGCAACCTCTATTGATAACAGAGGACTTGGACTAGTTTCTTCCGAATTTAGAAGTCCATATTATACAGAAGGATTAGTTAGCATTAGAGATCAAACAATCTTATTTCCCAATTCAGCAAATAATAATCCACCGCGCATTGGTAAGCTAAAATTATTTACAAAAAATACAGCAAGTGGAATTTATGATGTAGATCTTAATGCCAATGTTGGGGAAATAAATTACAAAACAGGTATAATTTCAATATATCCAAATATTGCATCTGAAGTATTCACAATATATGTAAATCCAAATAACCCAAATGATATAGTAGCAAAAGATGAAATATATTTAAGTTTGGATATTATAACAACACCACCAGTACCAATTTAATGTTATTACCAATACTAAAACAACCACAGACACCACCTCCTCAAGAAATTACGGAATCTGCTGTACCATTTTTAGCATTTCTTAAAAGCCTACCAGTAGTAGATACGTCTCAATTCCCAATAGCAGATTCTTATTGTGCCTCTCCTCTCAACATACAGAGTCAGCTTCCATTTTGGATGAATCAAAATTATGGATCAAATGCTGGTGAGCAGTATTTGGTATCATTTCTACAAGCATATTATAATTGGATGTATTGTGGATTCAAAAAAGAAAACATAAATCTAACTCCATATGACATAGAAGAATTATTAAACATAGATTCAGTTCCAGATATATTTCTTGATGAGTATGTAAAAACATATGCTCCATTTATTACTCCAGCTGCTATTCGTTCAGAGGATAGACAAAATATTAGAAAATTTTTACGTTCCATAAAGACTGATTTTTTAATTAACAAAGGAACAGAAAATTCATATCGATATTTGTTGAAGATTTTATTTAATGTTTCCAATGTTACAATAGATTATCCTAAAAAATATCTAATGCGATTGAATGGCGGTAAATATATTGACTTTTCTTGGGACTTAGAAAATTCACAAATAATAGATCTTCCATCCGGGTTTGATCCAGACAACCCAATTGATACTACTACTAATTTAATTGCCGGTGGTGTTGGATATGATATTGATACTCGTCCTAACTTGTTTGGAGCAGCACTGAATGAAGCAGTTCTACCCGATGAACATTTTTGGCAAGAATATTCGTATCTTTTAACATCAGATGCTTCTATAGGAGAAAATGGTTATATAACATATAAAGATACATTACTTGCAGGAGCACACCCAGCTGGTATGCTAGGCTTTTTTGAAGAATATATTCCTCTAGATGATGTAGATGTTGGTGCTGATAATAACGGAGATGGTGTTGTAGATTATCAGGCAAAAGAATTGCCAATAATTGGTAGATATTTGTTGATGAATCCTGGAATAACATTTCCAGCATTAGTATCAAGCAATGGGCCATCTCTTATGTTAGAAGGTACAATTAATACTGGATTTTATAGCGGTTATACTTTTTCTGCAAACTGCTCTATTGTTAAAAACTATAACTGCTATTGTTGCGAATATCCATGCGATCCAGACGGAACTTTAATTTCTATTCCTCAACACAAACTACCATTGTGGGATGCTAATATTGTGAACGAAGTTAGATTAAAATCTTTGGCAGATATGACAATTGGTAGTTTTATAGAACTAAAATTAAATACTGCAAACTTTAATGAATCCCCAAATATTTCTCTATTAAGTTGTGCTACTGCTTCTTGCGACACTTGCCCATAAACATAAACATGACAACAAAAAATCAAATAAAATCGTACACATCTAAATCAACAAAAAAAGAGATGACTAACTTTTTTATGTTTATGGGTGGAATTTCTACTGCAGATGTATCGGTTGATGATACTGATATTTCTTTAATTAGTAGAATCACACAAGACGAAGTTGCCACCGTAATTCCAAGAATAAATTGGTCATATAATAAATATTTTGAACCATATTATTTCAATTCGTCGGGAGAAAATACATACTGTTACAACAATACTACAGATCTAGTATATCTCTGTGTTGGAAAAAATCAACCAACTGGATTGCTAGGAGAATCTCAATTTCCGTCAACAGAACAACCATCACACTATACCGGAATACAATCATATTCTGATGGTTATGTTTGGATGGCATTATATAAAATTGACTTTTCTCTCAGTAAATTTTTAACAGAAACAAATCTTCCTGTAAATAGCCTAAATGACTTTACCACTCAAATTACATCCGGTTCATATTCTTCAAAATATAATTCATTATGTTCTGGAGGAGCTGGAATAAGTGGTTCTTGTTATTTTTATTACAACGAAGATACTGAAGATCCATTAACCGAAGGAGTTATACATCTTAAAGGAGAACTTGTCGAAGGAATTGGTTCTTCTGATTGGTTGTGCTCATATTGTCACTCGGTTGGTGCTATTCTTGGGTATAAATCAATACACACAGATTACTTGTCATCATCATCCGTTACATTACAAAATCCAATAGATGAGTTGTCTACAAAATTTTCTTTTGGAAATTTAGAAACAAATAATAAATATTTTATTCATTATAATAATTACATATATTCTCAGAATTTAAATAAAGGTATTGTTCAACTTCAGCTTGATGTTTCTTCTCTTTCTATTGCAGATAGAACAATTTCTACACCGACAGCTGAAGTTACAGTGTTAGATCCTCTTGGAGTTGGAGCATTGGCTAATATTACCACATACTATGACATACGAAGAAATGCATTTATTGCTAATGGTGTAACATTACGATCTGCTGGTACTAATTATATAAATCCAAGATTTACCGTGCAGGGTGCTTCTAATAGCAAATTACAGAATGCATTAAAATGTGTTTTAATGCCAGATATTACAGATCCTTCCACATTTCTACCAACTCCAAAAGTTTTAGTAATTAAACAAATAACTAAATCTACATTAGATTCTATAGGAACTAATCAAACTACATTTTCTAAAGTCGGAATATTACGAAATATAACAACAACAGATCACATTAATGCTGTTAATAACACACAACCAAATGAAGCTATAACTGGAAGAATGACTACTAAAATAAATGTAATTCCAAAATCATTTGGTTCTGGACAAATAGGTAATCCAATTCCTATTGGTGATCTTGGTGTTGTTTTTATTGATACTAGTACTCCTACTGCTATAATTAAAACATCGGATACACAAGCAACCCCATATGATTACGAATCTAAGATTGTGGCATTTGCAGAAATTCGAGATGAAGGAAATATATTAACCGGCGGATCTATAGAAATATCAGGCGTAGATGAACTAACATTTAATGCATTAACTGACTCTACAAATATTTTAATAAGTGGAATTACATATGAAGTTGATGAAATAATTACCCCAGACTATACTATAAATAACATTGACTATGTTACTACAAAGATACTAAATAGTAATATAGTATTTGACATTAATACTGGTTCTGAACCTTCTACTAAAATTTCATTTTTAATATAACAACATGGCTAACTTTACAATAAAACCTCTTAATCAACATGCAGAAATAGCTGTTCCAGGATTTGGCCAAATTGATTTTGGAGTCGCAGCAGATGGTAAATATTCTACTGGATATAAAATGATTGCATTTGAGCCTGGAAAAATATTACAGGCTCAAGAATTAAATGAAATGCAATTTAGAATGAGTACACATCAGATGTTATCTACTAAGATGGTATCTAACTGGATAAGCACTATTGTTTTTTCTGGATCTACAGAAACTACTGGTCCTGGATGGGATGGAGCAACGCCCATAGACGCTAATTTAGTAAAAGCATTTACAACTACTATTAGATTTTTTAATGGATGGTATCTGTGCAAAGCTAATTCTTCTGGATTGTTTTTCTGGGTATATTTGTATGAACAGAACTTTGGATATGTTCCTGTAGAAACCATAGACATTCCCATGAATTCTTATATTGGATTTGAACTGAATACCACTGCCAATGGAACATATACGGGAGAATTAGTAACATGCAGCACAGTAGGAGATCTTGGTAACCACGAATTAAGTGTCAAGAATACATCAACGTGTGGCTCTTCTAGATATTATCTAGAGATAGTTGATGTTGTAGTAAAAGATTCTACAATTACTAACAGTTTTGTTCCAATTGCACAAAAAAGAGCTGATGGTATATATTTCTTAAATAACATAAAAGTAGAAAGCGTAGTCTAACATGGCAGATTTTGTTGATATACTCAGTTTAAATCTAGGAACCACATTTGGTGGTTGGTATCTTAAAAATAATGTTATGATTGATCGGCTTAATGCGCTGAATGTTGCAAGCATTACGGGTGGAGATGGAATAATAGTATCACCACATACTGCTGCAAATGGTGGTTATACACTAACCATAGCAGACAGTGTTAGTAAAGACATGACATTTAATAATGTTACGGTTACTGGTAATCTGGTTTCTAACTTCTCAGGGGCTGTTTCTGGAACGACTATAGTTCTTCCAGCCAATACTGGTGTTACTGTTGGAAATATTGTATACATCGATTCTGCTGGTAAATTAGAAAAGGCATTAGCAGACGATGAATGCACAGCAGAAGTTGTTGGTATTGTTATAGGATTTACTGGCGGTAGTGCTCAAGTTGCCACTACTGGTAGAATCAGTGGCTCATCTATTATCGAAGCATTCACAGGAACTGTTGGTGCTACTCTACAGAAGGGTGTTGTTTACTTTCTGAGTGGTGGTGTTTCTGGTGCTGGTACAACATTTGAACCTGATGTTACTTCATATGTTTCTAAACCAATGCTTCTTGGATTAACAGGAGACAGTGGTTTAATTCTTCCATACCGTGGATTTATTGCAACAGAAGGTACTCTTGGAAACACTACAGTGATACAAGGTGTGTGCGGTGGTGCTGGAGTATTGAGTCTTAACGGCGTCACAGCAGCTTTGTGGGATACTGGTCAACAACTTCTAACAAAAAATCTCAGACAAACTGGACACCTACATGCATTAAATTATGTTTCGGTTAACGGAGATGCTTCTAGATTAACAAAATATTTAGCCTTTGATTTAAGTGGTGGTTTTAGTAAAATATATCCACTAAACGCTGGTGGTATACCATTTACCTCTGAATCTAGTTCACCCTCTGGAACTGCACTTCTTACTAAAATAGAACAAAGTTTTATATCAAATCCAAATAGTGGTTTTATTTTCTCAACTGATGGTGTTACTGGTGATGTCTACAAAATATCAAAAATTAAAATTATTCCAAGATCACAGAGTTCTCAAGCTTCGTTTACATTTTCTCTACAAAAAGAATATAATTCACATTCGGGAACTACTGCTATTTCATCAATAATAAACAGTAATCCAGAGGGATCGCTGCGAGTAGAATTGAGAAGAAATGGATATGCTATTGCGGGACAGTATATCACATCTGATGGCTCCATAGCTGGACTACCTCTTAGTTATACTGGTGAAACCGCTATCGGTTCATCTTTAATAACATCAGACATTCACCCTATAAGATACACACTAAGTGCTGGTGAGGTTATTACATCTGGATTAACAACTGGGCAAATTAATGGCGTTCCAGACTCAGCTGGTTCGTTTCCGATGGTTTATAGTAGTGGAAAGAAAACTAGAACAAATACATTCACTATTGATAATGTAATTATAGGTGGTGCTGAAACTCCCATGTCAAGATACATTAAAGCATCAAATGAAAATAAGTATTACTTTTCGGCCGATGCTACTGGTGGATATACGATGGAGAGTTCAATTTTAGGGTGGAATGCTCAATATGGGGCAGTTTCTGAAAGCCTGTATTTTGTTCCGGTTTCTGTTATGTGGTATATTAGTCAACTTGGTCCACAGGGAGCTGATGATCTTATATGTGATATCCTGGTAGAAATGTATAAGTTTGATGTAAACACACGCACATCATCCAGTAACCCAATTATTATTTCAACTAGTTATACATTAACCGGGCATAAACATTCCTATAGTGGATCATTGGCAACAGTCTCGAATTGATAAAAAAAATGACAAATAATAATCTAATCATAAACGGTAATTTTGATCTCTGGCAAAGAGGAACAACATTTACTATTCCCTATAATGCAGACTTCTCTAATATTGGAAAAAGTGGAACAACATACACAGCACAATCTACAAAAACAGCAGATAGATGGTATGTTATTGATACTCAAAAAAGAACAGGTGGAAGTACTGGATCTATATCAATTTACAGAGAATTATTCAATACAGACGATGAACAATCGAGTCGTTCTGAAAACTACATCACAATTCAAAATAACATCACAGCAACAACTGGTGGTTATTGCTATCTAGAAAATAAACAAGAAAATTCTACTCAATATGGTGGTGTGCCTTTAACCATCTCATTCTATGCAAAATATTCATCTGGCGTAACTGGAGCTACTTTGGGTTGTTACTTTAGAGAAGCAGTAAACCCAAATACAACTGAATATAAAAGTATATTTTCAATCGTAGATACCAATTCATATTGGACTCATTATTCAACCACATTTGTTCCATCATACATCTCAAATTTTGGTGTGTCTGGTGATCATTATTTTGGTATTGGGTTTCGTATAATGCCAAATACTACAATAAGTTTGAGTTCGGTGAAGCTAGAACTAGGTTTCGCCGAAACTCCATTATACACAGATGCAACAGAAGAAAAGAAATTACAAGAAAAGTATTACTACACTTCATACACACATCAGACTACTCCGGGTACTATTACTTCATCTAAAGACACCGGAAATAATGATATAAATGCCATTAATTTTACAGTGACTCCAAATTATAGTTACAATCATAAGTTTGATATTCCGCAGTATAAAACTCCAACAATTACTTTCTATTCACCAAAGAGCGGAACTGCTAATGATGGATATAATAAATCTGCGTTAACAGATATGAGACTAACATCTGGTACTCGTGGGTGGAATAATACTACTAGATTTTCTCCAACTGGAGCTGCTACTCTGACAACTAGTGGCAATACATATGGTGTAATATTCAGTGTTGCGAGTGGTGCAGTAATTTTTGATGATATTTTAGTTCACATGGTAGCAGACGCAGACATAGACCCTAGTCCATACGACAGAGGTCTAGAAACAACGACATAAGGAACATAGATGCCATCTTGCACGAATAACTCCATAATCTCAGGAATAATTGTTGGTTCTGTTGATTCAATCAATGGAAGACGATTATCATTTCAACAACAGACGAACACCAATTGGGATCCAACTATTGTTGCAGGAGATGTTATTCGTTATGATGTTGATGCTAGTAAATTTACTCAATCTATAGCAAACCCAAACTATCTAGATTCACCGGATTTGTCTTTAGCTGAAGTTGTTGGAATTGTTGAATCCATCTCTCTTACCGAGGGTATCACATATGCAACCGTTGTTACGCACGGATTAATTAATTATCCAAACTTAATGACCACTATAGCTGGAATTTCCTTCACTGAAGGAGGCGCTGGCGGTACTGATATATTCTTTCTAAGCCCAACTGTGCTTGGTGGTATTACATACGGTTTGATTGAAGAAAGTGGTTATATTGTAAAACCAGTTCTTCAGGTTTGCCCAGTTTCGAGTGGTGACTATAATTCAATCGTTGTGAATTATATTGGGTATGAATCTTCACCATCTGCTGATGCAGCAGTTATATCTTCTGGATCCAATATAGGCGAATTGAGAATTGTTGATTCCAATACTTTAGTTCCTGATGGTTGGATTGATACTAGCTCTCCAAAATTTTTATCAATAACCGAGTATCCAGAAGCATATGCAACATATGGAAATTCATACGGAACTCGTGAGAAGTTATATGTAAATGGTTCATATTCATTTGTTGCTGCTCTTGCTCAAAAATCAATAAGACCAATAAACCCACAAACAAACAAAGGAATTGGTTCATATTCCTCTATTGTGTCTGTTGATACAACAGACAATTCTATTATTGTAGAA